CAAGTGCTCGCTCTAAAAGTGCTCAACTCATTCACAGGATCACGCAGGATTTGAGTTGGGACACTCGCCATTTGGTGAGTCAAGATCACGAAGTCACCGTCATCAATATGGATCACTGGACATAGGTGGGTAGGGACTTTCTTCTCTAACATGTCTACCGCTGTTAATGGAATCACCAGTCGGGTATTCAGCGTACAAGCATTTCACTTTGAACATCAACAAAGTATGGGTAAGCGGTAGCCGTGCTTGTATCGTTATTTTGGTAGAGTGAAAATGGTGACATTACAATACTCGGTAAAAATCGGAACACAGACCGTGATTTTCTGTGAGTTCATTGCAAACGCTGATAGCGTCTGCATTATTGCTCTAACCACTCCGTTTTGCGGCGCTGTTTAACTTCTTTTTCAAGAGCTTTTTCCATTGTTGCTGAGAGGTTTATGTGTCGTCGCTTAGCTTCAGCGAGTAATTCGCTGTTTAAGCTTCAATTCGCCGCTTTTTTGGGTGCTTGCGTACTATATGAGTTTCTCATGATAATTCTCTATGCGTATTTGTGGTGCGCATTAAATATAGGCGCGCAAGAGGCATATAACAAATAAGGATTAAGCGCGGCGCAGCCAGCGTTAAATCCCGAGTGTTGAACAAGCCCAAGCCTTTATAGCAGTAAATGGTGTGAACGACTCTAGAAGGGTAGCAGCCTTGCCAGAAGGTGACGAAAAAAATTGAAGACGTTTGCTTCAGCTCCGCGACTCTTCATCCGAGTTGAGCATAGGCTTGAGATGTTGCTTTAAAAAGTTCCATGACTCTCGCAAGTAGTCAAATACTCGACACCATTCAGAGAACGTGCGTTTTCCCTACTTCAAATTTAGTCTCTATGACACAATGCGTTAGGTTTGGATGGAGGCGTTGTTTACCCTTAAATTGGGTTAGCCGTCATGGAGCTTGCCACACTCAAAGTGATAGAATAGTATCACTTTAGTATTCCTTTGGAGCCACTCCCATGAAAGTAGAACTAGTTACATCCCTTAAGCGTCAAGCCACTAAGATCCTGGCCGACCTCCACGACACTAAAGAACCCGTGTTAATTACCGAGCATGGTAAACCATCCGCGTATCTAGTTGATGTTGATGATTACGAGTTTATGCAAAATCGGTTGACTATTCTTGAGGGGATTGCACGAGGTGAACGCGCACTCGTCGACGGTAAAGCGGTAAGTCATGATGAAGCCAAGGATAACATGTCAAAATGGCTGAAATAATCTGGACTGAGCCAGCGTTATCTGACCTCAATGATATCGCTGAATACATCGCACTTGAAAATATGGTTGCGGCAAAGCAGTTAGTACAAGCGATCTTCTCCAAAATCGAACGCCTACAAATTTTCCCGGAGTCAGGTCGCATTCCCCCCGAGCTGGACCATTTAAGTTATCGTGAAGTTGTCGTTAATCCATGTCGTGTTTTTTATAAGCAAGACGGCGACAAGGTGTTTATTCTGTTTGTTATGCGTGCTGAGAGAGATTTACGCAAGTTCTTGTTGAATAAGCAATAACCGTTAGGAATGAGCGGCTAATTATTTTTCTATTTGATTAAGTCACAGGTGTTTACTCTATACTCCTTCGGCTTTCTTTGGAAACGCCTTCAAAACACGCAGCGTTGTGAGAGTTGTTCATTCTAAACCGTAGTTGGCGGTTTCACCCGCCGATTGCTTGAGTTCGTACTCAGCCAGGAATTTACGCATATCATGTTCTTGATGGGTTCTCAACTTGCGAAGCTCAATCACCAGCTTCTCTGTATTCCATTTATCGCTTTGCGCCAGCTTGGTCAACTCAAGCTCTCGCTGCTGCGCTAACTTCTCTTGCTCAGATTTAAACTTCCACACCGCTTGCTCTCGGCGCATCTCTTGCTCAGACATGCGACCGTGTACTTTCATTTGCTCAATCTGCATCTGGTTTTGATGTTTCATTTGCGCGATCTGCATATCCAGTTGCGCTTTAATCTGCGCCGGATCTTGTGGCTGCTGCTGGGCTTGGGCTTGCTGCTGCTGAACAATGGCATCGTATTCCGACTTCGGTTTAAGCATTGACTGAACGCCTAAGCTCATCGACTTAATCAAAGACTCAAGGCCGTTGTACCAGTCAAAGGCTGGGGCCAAGTGTGGATGAGCGGAGAATCGGTCGAACATTTCAATGATTTGCGCCGTTTGCATTTCCTTCACCAGTAACGCTGACGTGCCACGGGCTATGCACTGCATATCGCCTTTAATTTCACTACGCGAGTTAAACTGCATATTCCACACATAGAATCGCGCCACCAGCGGCTTAGTGACCGCATCATCAAACTCTTTCACTTGGCGACGACGCACCGCGTTCGCCGCATTCATCAGCATAGACATACCACCGAGCGTTGGCGTCACTTGCCCCTGCTCGCCTTGGCTAATCATCGGCAAACCTGACTCTTCCTCCATGAACGCCTTCGCCATGCCGATGATGTTTTGATATTCCGCCTGACGCGATTGCATCGAGAACACACCAAACGCCTTGTTAGCCTCAAAGTTAGATACCGCATTGGTTGAGCCTTTCGTGTACCACACTTTACGCGGCGCAAACTTATACTTTCCGTCGGCGGGCTCAAGCACTGACTTGTTCACCACAATCTGGTCGCCAATGGTGGTCACGCCGTTATCCAACATGGCTCGCCACGCACTGTTCATCACATCCTGCGCATCTTTCACTAGGTGAGGGATACCGAAACCAAATAGGTTCGTCACATCCGGCTCCGCACAGTACACAGAATACGGCGACTCTTCGGTATCAAATGGATTCAAATTCACATCAATCACAATACCGTTGCCCGACAATTGGATCACGCCTTCGGTTTCGCCGTGCTCGGCCATCTCATCGCCTTCATCCATCAAACCCGCTTCGACAAGCACATCATTGGGCACGGGACCGTGATACGTCCACACCTCAAAGCGATGGTCTTTGTAGGTTGGCAGCAATCCGGTCAACGCTCGGATCTGGTTCACGTAGCCAAGTACATCCCCCCCGGTAACGTGGGTCTCTTTCTCGCCCACCTTCATCAGTTTACGAACGCCACTTTCAATCTTGCCTTTCGCCAGTAGCAAATTACCCAACTCTTTTTTGGTCAGATATTCACGCTCAAAGGTAAAGCGGCAATCTTCAATGCACGTTGCTGACATATCGGGTACAAAGTCCCACGGATATACACTACGAACCGCAGGCTTAGACTCATGCTTCACCGTTGCTTCCCACACCCCCGCCTGGATCTCTTGCCACTTCGATGTTTTCTTCGCTTGCATCACTGGGGCGCGAAGAATGCCCGTCCCCAACACGCCCGCATAGTGAAGCATCCAGCGAGCTTCACCCGCGTAATCGCATTCAGCAAGCTGATCATCAATCTGAGATTCCATCGCGCGAGCGCGAGCTATCGCTTCATCCATCGTCTGCTTAGCCATGACCGCCATATCGGTTTCTTGATTTGGGTCTTGCTCCAAGACTTTATCGAGTTCCGGCACTGGCGTAGGCTGAATGCCGTAGTTCTTATCATCCGCCGGGAACAACATATCGGTCATTTGCGCCGTCCACGCATCGGTCTTGCTTCGCGTATAGCCCACAAAGACCTGAGAACGCTCTTGCGCCCTTGCGTCTTCGTAAAACGATTCTTCGTACTTACCCATATAGCGACGCATATCATCGACCCAACGAGACTCAATCGGCGATCGCTCTTGCAACTGCTCTTGTAGCTGAGCTAACAGCGTTTGACCGAACGACTCAAACGGGCTTATCTGTCTTTCTTCTTTGTCATCAATGTCCATGGGTTAATATCCTGCGTTGGTGTTCAGCGTTCTGTAGCTTTGCGTTGCATCGTGAATAATGTCTTCTCTCTGATGACTTGGTAGTGCACCCAAGCAAACGTATTGGAACGCATCAGAAAGGTGTGAATAGTGGTTTTTGTCGGGCTTGCTGGAATACTTCTCCGCGCCTGACACGTTCAGCTTCTTGTACTGGTAGCCCGTCTCCATCGCTTTCACGAGCACCTTACAGTGTGGGCTTATCGTGATAGCGGGCTGGCCCCTATAAAGCTGGTGTAGGAAATGGCGCACCGCTTCAAGTCGAGCGGTGATATTGTTCGTCGGTGCGGGCTCTGCTTGAAGACCTTCTTCTTCCAGTATGCCGAAGCACGTCTTCTCATCGTTCTGGTCTTTCGCCACGCCCGCCGGATCGCCAAAGAACTGCAACTCACAGCCTTTGTACTTGAGTGCAATCAGCGGATTCAGTTGCTCTTTGATGAATCG